TATATAACCAGCGAAATCCCTCTGGTGTACTAGCTGCACAAAACTGTCTGACATTACCGGCCCTTAGTCGTCCAAGTATTTTAGGGAAGGCTTTGTCTGCTATAACTGGACTAACAACATCTATTTCATCAACAAGAACGTGTGATAAATTTAATCCAATAATTCTGCTCCAATTTTCAAAGGATCTACAAAGTAGTTTGCTATCACCTTCTTTGAAGTGCATTGTATATTCTGGAAGCGGACTAGCCCTAAAGGTATATGGAATTTCATACTGTTCAAGGAACAACTCAAAGTCTGTCTGCCATATGTCTCTGATAAGCGGAGCCGTAGGTTCCATAACAGCACCAATAAAGCCAATATTCATGGCAGCTAATTTTACTGCCATCGAACACAAAGCCCTAGTTTTCCCTGCTCCATATCCAGCACTAAGTCCTACTATTTCATTCTGATTATCAAAGAACCGTTGCTGCGGTGGATGTAAGTCGTTTCTTATTCTTTCTAATAACTCATCAGTATCAATATCAGTGTAGTGACTACCTATGTGATCTAATACAGATCCTTCTCGATTAAGGATGCTCAAGTCATCACCTGACCAACTTTAGCCATTGAGTTTATACAACCTAAAGCAACTGTAAGCTGACCTGATTTCCTAGCCTCTTTTGCCAGTGATGCGTACTGAGCTAGAACTTCAGCCGTAAATTGTCGTCTATCAATATCAAAGTCTTGCTTTAAGATCACAGTAGCCTCTTGAATATATCTGTCTGTAGACCTTTGACTTACACCCCACTCAGTTGTCGCAAATTGACTTATTTCTGATCTGACAGTACCAACAGACAACAGACTAGCCACTTTGTTCACTCTGAACTCATGCTCATTCTTGCTAGTTCTGCCGTTGGCCACTATGGGAATATGGTTTTATTTAATTTAAATGTAGCGTTAATCTAGTATTTTTGTAAATTTACTATATTTTTCTTTAGGTCTTGGCTTTTGCCAGTATCTAACACCATTGATAATTCTGTAGTGTTGTTTTTGTAGTGGATCATAGACTGTAAGGCTGTTCATGGTTTTTGTTTTTCCCAGTTGCGGATTAGTAGTAAGAGGTCATCAATACGTTTTTTAGCTGCGGCAATGCGGTCAGAATTAAACTTTTCAAAGTCTTTTTTCATTAAATCCTAGTAGTTCTTGCTGTCCTTTAAATAATGCTATAAGTTGCTCTGCTGTGTTTATAGCTTGTATTAAAGATTTACTATAATTACTTGTTTGATTAGCCTCTTTAGCTGCTTTAGCCAGTGCGTGTCTACCACAACCAGTAAGAGGATCATTTAGGTTAGAGAAAAATTTTTGATCTTTTTGTACTTGATTTTTTATTAGTTCAAATTCATCAAATTTAATTTTCTTTTGCCTAGATAATATTTTTTTACCATTAACTGATAATTCTTTTTTTTCTAAAGAGTTTTCATTTAGATATTTTTTGACTGTATTAAAGTGTGCAGGAACATTTTTTACAATAAATCTAATACTTTTACCTTGTTTAAAAAAAGAAATAATTTTTTGTTGTTTTTCTTTAGTTATTGATTTACTCATAAAGATTTTTAATATACTGTACTAGTATAATATAAAATTGTGTACCAGTACAATATATTTTAAAATAGCAACAATTAAGATATTTCTGTTCTTAATGTATGAGCTATAGGTTCAAACAAAGTTTTAGCTAATTTAATAGATTTTTGACCAGCAGATAAATCTTCTTGAACTTTTTTTATTGCTATTGGCAAAAGAGCTTCAGCTTGTTCAGCAATAGTGCAAAAATGTTTTATGTTTGATTTAACGTAAGCATAAAATGTTCCATTATTTGGTCTGAACTCTTTGCTTAACCTATTCCACAAATTAGTACCAGCAGTTGAATACTGTGAGGAAGTTAAATAGTTATCACCTAATTCTGCTGCTGAAAGTTTTAAATAAGCTCCTAAAGCTGCACTGAAAGCTTTTTGATTTATAGCATTAACTATAGTGTCTTTAATTTTTTCTTTAGTTAAAAGAACAACACCGCCTCTTGCACCCTCTCTTTCTCTTATCTCTGCTCTACTAAAAGTTCTTGAACCAGTATTAGCGGAAATAATCCTTCTTTGTAACTCTTCATGGCTATTCATTTTTACTAAATTTACTCTTAGCTCACAGTCCTTTATTTGTTCTTCAGTAGCTCCAGCAGCTTGTAAAAGAATTTGCAAAGCTAAAACTCTATTTCTTCCAGACGAAATAATAGGGCCATCTACTTCAAAAGTTCCTGTTCTAACTTCTGCAACTTCAATATCTTCCATCAAATATGGAAATCTTCCACCACCTTTCTTTTTAATTAAACCATCTGCCCCAAATAAAATATCATTAACAGATTTAGGATCAATTTGTTGTGCAGTAGTTTCGTATTTGTAACTTTGGCACAAATCACCAATTTTTATTTTACGAGGTTGAAGATCTTTTGTAATTTGATGATGAATGTCAAAAGTATTTTGAAAAACACTGTCACCAAGTTTTTTTGCAAATTTAGGATCAGATTTTAAATGCTCTTCAGCTTTTTCAATTATAGGCTGAAGTTCTGGATAGTTTTTAATCTCGTATGAGGTATTAAAGTTTGTGGAATAAACCATTGGAAATGCTCCATAAAGGGAAATTGGAGCTACCATGAAGTTAAGGTACTTAGGTAGCTTTAAAGCAAAACTACTCTTCTAAGGTTGACAGACCAAAGAAGGGTTTTTTATTTGCTTTTTTTAGTATAGTAGTAAATATCTTTTACGGCAATTTTGCATATCAAATGTATTATTTTAACCCTTTGAGACTTGTAAATATTATTTTTTTTTAAAAAGGTAAAGTTGATTGACTAAAAGACTCTGGTTTTTTTGGTAAGCACCAAAGATGTTCCTTTTTGCCATAGTTACCGATTACATATTCCTCAGTTTTCTCAAGTTTTCCATCATCAGATAAGTTTGTCATAGCTCGCCTTATTGATGTTATAGGACAGTTAAGCCCTGAGATATTAAGAACCATTGAAGGGCTAAGTGGAGTTTCATATTGGTTGAAACAATTAATGATCTTTTGCTCTTGAGTTTTAGCTTTAGTGTGTGACCTAGCTAATTCACTAGGATTTTCATTGATGGTGTTGTAGAAAGTCACTAGTTTTTACCTCTTTTAGCCCATCTTTCTTTTTGTCCTTTTGAAATAACTGTGCTAAAGCCAGCATCAAGAATAGCTTTTTTTGTTTTCTCTGGATGATACATATATCGTTGAAAATAATGATCACCAGTAAAGTAATGTATTCCCTCTTTGAGAATACCTGATTTTCTATATCTACAAAGAACATTTCCTGAAACATCAATCATGGCCGTTGTTTCTGTACCATTGTGTAAACCTTTTTCTGCAAAGTGTTCTTTGGATCTCATGTTTAAATATTTAGAATAATCAGTAGGAACATATTTTACAGGGGTTATAAGGTTGTTATATTCTTTCATTACTTCTTGATTACGTCTTGAGTTGTATGAAAGCTTGCCTTTCCACCCACCAGAATCAAGAGAAATAAGAAATTTATATCTTTTTTGAATTTTATAATAGGTAAATTTGTAGGGATATTTTAATCTTTCGTTGATAAATCCTTCTAAAGCAATTTTGAGGTATTTAATTTTAAGATCAATCCATTTATCAATATCAGTTTTTTTCCAAAAACAATATTCAATTTTTTCAGAAGCATTTCTTTCGAGTTTCCTTGTGGAAGCTGGCAACCATTCTTTTTTTAATTGAATACCTAAATAGTGCATATCATATCCAGTAAGTTCCATTAAATCAAAAGCAGAATACTCATCAGACATAGTTTCTTCCTTTGGGTCAAAAGTAACACAACCAGTTATGTCAAATTCTTCTAACAAGATTCTTCTGATATATTCTCTGGAAACATCAAATCTGTCACCAATTTTCTGAAGTGAGTAACCATCTTTTCTCATGCGTAAAACAATCTCGTTTCTTGCTTGCTTGTATTCAGCAGTAAGAGGGCGGCAAGCTTTGTATTTGTAGTTTTTCATAATGATTTGATAGCGAAGTTTGATAGTTGATCTTTTACTTTTTGCACTTCTGGGGGAAGTAAAGCTTTCTGGTTTTTAATATTTTTTTGTATAAGCTTGTTCATCAGCTTTTCTGTTTTGTTCCAGCTTTCTTTTCTAAGGTTGTGGATTTCTCTTACAACATCCATGTCAATGTTGACACCATAGTTGTTT